CATATTGAGAAGACTTTGGAGTTGGTTGCCAAGCAGAAGGTATTCTATGCACGGTTACAACTAGCAGCGAATGAGTTACAGGATGATGACTCAGCGAAAGAAATTAAGAGTAGGATAGAGATGATGTCCACTGAGTACAGTGGTGGTCTCAACCTTACTATGGTGTTAGACCAGATGGAAACCAAGCTTCGTGAGTGGAGGAATCAACTCAGAGAAGAGGGCGTTGACACCGCATAAATAGTATGCTACTATAATCCAGTAGCAATAACACAATACAAATTCGGAGACAAACACGAATGTCATTTGCAAATTTAAAGAGTAAGTCTGGTAAGTTTTCAAAGCTTACACAACAGATTGAAAATATGTCCAAACCTCAGGGTAGAGGACCAGATGAAAGACTCTGGAAACCAGAGGTAGATAAGAGTGGTAACGGTTATGCTGTTATTCGTTTCTTACCAGAGCCAGATGGAGAAGATCTTCCTTGGGCACAGGTTTGGAGTCATGCATTTCAAGGACCAGGTGGTTGGTACATTGAGAATTCTCTCACCACACTTAACCAAAAGGATCCTGTAGGTGAATTGAATAGGACACTATGGAATAGTGGACTAGATGCAGATAAAGATACTGCACGTAAGCAAAAGCGTAAGCTTTCATATTATAGTAACATCTATGTTGTTAAGGATCAACTTCATCCAGAAAATGAAGGTAAAGTATTCTTATATAAGTATGGTAAGAAAATACATGACAAGATTGCATCAGCGATGCAACCTCAATTTGAGGATGAAAGTCCAATCAATCCTTTCGATCTATGGAAGGGTGCTAACTTTAAGATCAAGATCCAGACCATTGGTGGATACTGGAACTATGATAAGAGTGAGTTTGACTCACCCTCTGTGTTAGCAGATTTAGATGATGATTCACTTGAGAAGACATGGAAGTCACAATACTCTCTTAAAGAGTTTACTGACTCTAATAACTTCAAGTCTTATGAGGATCTCTCATCACGTTTGAATGTTGTGCTTAACAAGTCAACAAGACCTGTAGTGCAGTCAAACGAGGAAGATGAGAATTTGGTACCTCTTGATAGTCCAGTTGTTAAAGCGGACCCTACACCCACCAAAACTAAAGGGTTTGGTGCTAAGATAGGAGAAATAGAAGAGTCAGGTGATTCACCAGATTTATCCTATTTCGCTGCCCTAGCTAACGAAGACTAATGAAAAAACTACTACTGCTCCCACTTCTATTAATTGGTATCACAACACCAGTCAAAGCAGAAGCATTAACTTGGAATGAGTTTTGGGAGCCGTTTGTAGAGTCTTATCATTATGGTCATGACCACGGTGGTGACCATTGGCAGGATTGGAGGTATGATCATTTCCATCCCCATAGACCAAGACGTAGAAGATGTGAAGTAACAGTCACGAAGAAGCAGTGGATACCAGGCCATTACTTAGGTAATAGTTACAACTGGATCCCTGGTTACTGGGAAAGACGTGATTCACTTGAGTGGAGAAGATGCGGAGGACCAGACCGCAGACGACCAGATCGTACACCACTTTGATATATTATTCGACTTTTTGAACAAGCAAAACCCCCGAAAAAATCGGGGGTATTTTTTTGCCTGTAGGGTTTTTTAAATTATGCTGACCCATATTGGTTAATTGGATCCGAAGCAGAGGTTATTCCTGCTGTGCTAGTTGTTACCACTGTGGTACCATCTGCTAAAAGGTCACCTTCGCTAATAACTTCACCAGAAGTGTCAAATGTCCTAGATGAGTAATCTGACTCTGACGCAAAATCGATAGAACTTGTCTGACCGATATTTGTGCTATAAGTCGGTTTAACAGTAACAAACTGCTCTTCGACTGTATTGAGTGATTTCTTGGATTGTGTTTCTGGGTCGGTTTCGTCGTTTGGAAGGTATTTGGTCAAATTCTGGAATTCTTGAATAAACCCAGTTAGGTAAGATTTCCTTAAAAGGTAAATATTGCGTTTATAGTCATTTTTCTGGGTTTCGTGGTCATAGACCGAAATTGGTCTAATTAGGTCTTCCTTGGGAATGACTGTTCCGTCAATTCTCTTATATGTGAAGTTTTCTGGTACTTCTCGACCTTCTTTCAATAATACACGACCTCTAGTATCTTTGACTTCTTGAGTAACCCAGTGATGCACTGAATCTGCCTCTTCCTCATATTCACTGTCAATATACCTTTCTAACTCATCCTCTGACATGGGCCATTCGTCATATAAGTTGATAACATTGTTACAAAGTAGTACAACCCAGTCTAATTTCATATCACCATAAGCATCTAATGCCACTTCATCGGGACGTTGGTTGTTTTTCACAGTATATTGCTGGAAACCCAAAATAACGTCATCTAATTCTTCACGAATTTTGATTCTTCTGAAGATATTCTTCGCAAGGGTAAATGGATCGACATTACTCTTTCTGTAACTCGATGTTCTAACATATACGTTAGGTAGGTGGGAGAAGTATTTGCTCATGGGTTCTCGAAGTCGAATGAAGGTATGTCAGAACTTTCAAAGTTGAAGAAACCACCACTCCTGTCTTGAGGTTGTGTAAATGTTTCCTTTGTAAGGTATGCAGTTTCCATGAATTTAAGTGACATTGTATATGATACAGGACCAAAATCTGCCAAATCCTTACCTGGTAGTCTTGATTGTAGGGTTAAATTCTTTTCTGGTGTTACACTCATACCTTTTAATACCATTTTAGCTGGGAATTGCATTAAGGCAGATAACACTCCTTGAGCACCCCCTGTTTCTGGGTTAGATATCGATTCTTTACCACCACCTGCATCAGTATATCTAACTATCTGGCATCTAAAGAAGTTAGGTAGTGTTAACCACATATTCTTATCCTTTCCAGGTAGCATTGCTAAACGGAGTTTATGGATAATCTCATATATGCGTATTACATCAGCAGAATTCTTTGGTACCATGTGGAAGGTAAAATCATGTGGTCTAAATGATCCACCCTTGTAAACTGCTTCCTCGTATGGATTGAATACCTTACCTGTTGTCATTTGAGCAAGTGTATTCGAGTCAATTCCACCACTACCGCCAGCAGCACCTGTTAAACCAACTACACCTTCAATTGCACCAGCAGCAGCTTTAAATCCTAATCCTGGTTTTGCTGATTGTGCGAATTTCTTTAATTGTTCACTAAAACCTTCACCAATACCCTTTTCGTCAACAATACCCCGTGCTGCATTCATTGCTGCTGCACCTGCTGCACCTAATTCTACACCTTCCCATTTCGCTGTATATGCTTCACTTAGCGTTTCTGGTAAATATAAGAAGATAGTATCTTCAGCAGTATTGTCTTCGTGGTTAAATATATCTAACTTGAGGTAATCAATTACCTTCGTTGGAAAAGCAGCTTCATCACGAATCGCTTCTCTACTGGTAGCTGAATTTACACCTAATGGTTTACTTTGTGGAAAAACGTAATTTGCCATGGCTTATAAAGGAATCTTCAGACCATCAAACAAACATAAGTATAAGGGTGATCATACCCGTATTATTTATAGGAGTTTGTGGGAACGCAAATTTATGGTATGGTGCGATCACAATGTAAACGTTATAGAGTGGGGAAGTGAAGAAGTTATTATTCCATATAAGTCTCCCTTGGATAATCGTGTCCATCGTTATTATCCCGATTTTTATGTTAAAGCAAGGACAAGAGACGGACGCATCGCCAGGTCAATCATTGAGGTCAAACCAGCTGCACAGACTAAACCCCCACGCAAGCGGAAGAAAACTAGGGCGTTTTTAAGTGAAGTTAAGACTTGGAATGTAAATAGTGCTAAATGGAGAGCAGCACGAGCGTGGTGTGCTGATCAGAAAATGAGCTTTATCATACTAACCGAGAAACATTTAAACGTATGAGTATCTTCACAGATGTAAAAGACCTCGCTGGAGGTATAAAACAGTCTAAACAATGGTATAGAGAGCAACTTCAATATGGATTAGAGTCATATGAAGGTGGTTTCACTGTGGGAGATATTATATTCTTCAATTATTCAGCTCAGACACCAGATTTGAAATTCTGGGATACTTTCCCTATGGTACTAATCACAGATGTAGATTATCAGAAGATGCAATTCTCTGGCGGGAATATGCATTATCTACGCCCCAGCAGTAGGAGAAGCATGGCAAATAGTTGGGCATCGGGAGGTATCTCATATCCTAGGCGTTGCCATCATAAATACTTTATGTCTAGTGTCACTAGAGCATATAATGTACCTCAAGAAGAGTTTCGTGAGATGACACCACTTCCAGTTGAACAGTTTGTTATTAGACCAGCAGGTCTAGGTAGGACTATGGAAGTACCAAGTAGCATTATATGGAGTAGACTCAAATGAGCACTGGGTTTGAAGATTTTAAGCAATTACTTACTACGACTGGTCGGGAGCCTGCTAGGTCTAACCTGTATGGCGTAGATATTTTTATGCCACCAGTATTAGCAGCAAACGATCCTACCTTGAGAAGGGATCAGCGTGGTGTTTATGATGCTATGAATTATCTTGCTGATACTGTAACGTTACCTGGAAGAAGAGTTACTACGTCACAATCAAAGACAAATGTTGGTGTGCAGTGGTCATATGCAACCAATCAAGCAAACTCAGACCTAAGTATAGAGTTTGTAACAACTAAAGATTTGATTCATCGCACATTCTTTGAGAAATGGATGAATTATACTGCATCAGATGCACAGAATACTGCTACCTTCTATGATGAGTATATTACTAATATACAGATACTTAAGTGGGAATTAGGATCTCCTGTTAACTACGATGGTATTAACGTTAATAGAGAACGTTATACAACTAGACTTAATAGGACTACAGGTGTATGGCAATTCTTTGGAGCATATCCAAGTGATTTGGGAGGATTGACATTTAGTAATGCTCCAGCAGGATTAGTCAAGTTTAAAGTAGGATTCAAGTATGAGAGATATAGATTTGATACTATTGCAGATGATGTATTAGGTGATAATACCCCTGATAGATATATTAACGGGTTCTCTGATGCACAAGGTGCTCTAGGGGTTAGTCAAAATCAAAAAGCAGTAGCTAGATTTGGCACCTAAATAAAGATAATATAATTAATTGTTATGCCTTTACCAAAGTTAGCCATACCTGAGTATGAGATGAAGTTGCCTATTACAGGCACAAAAGTATCATACCGTCCCTTCCTCGTGAAGGAAGAGAAACTACTTTACCTTGCTATGGAGTCTCAAGACAACAAGCAGATGGTTAAAGCAGTGAAGACCATTATTAAAAACTGCACCAATTTAAAGACTAAGGTTGAAACTCTCGCTACATTCGAGATTGAATATATCTTCCTTAAGATTAGATCTGTTGCTGTTGGTGAGACGAGTGAATTTAAAGTTACATGTCCAGATGATGAAAAGACTCAAGTCAATGTGACCATTCCACTGCAAGAGGTGGACATTAACATACCTGAAGGGCATAGTAATGAAATTGATTTAGATGGGAATGTAGGTATTAAGATGAAATATCCATCATTGGATGTATTCATTCAACAAAACCTATCTGACAACCCTACTATGGATGATGTTTTTGAATTAGCTGCTGGTTGTATTGACCAAGTATATGATTCAGAAGAGGTATATGATTCCTTCTCACATAAGGAAGCATTAGAGTTTCTTGAGAATCTTAATGCAGAGCAGTTTCAGAAGGTGCAATCTTTCTTTGAAACAATGCCTAAACTATCATATAATTTAAGTGTGACAAATCCTGAAACTAAAGTTAAGAGTGATCTGGTACTTGAGGGTCTAGCGGCTTTTTTCGAGTAGCGTTAATGCATGACAGTCTTGAAAATTACTACAAGACTAATTTCGCATTAATGCAACACCACAAATACTCATTAACTGAGTTGGAAAACATGATACCGTGGGAAAGAGATGTTTACGTGAATCTCCTCATTGCTCATATACAAGAAGAGGAAAGACGGCAAGCAAAAGAAGAATCGGGGATGTCCCTATAAATGGCAATCAAGAGTTTCGTTAAAATTAAACCACCCAGTGATAATGGGCCTTTTTCTGGATCTTTCAATGAGATTCGGAAGGGGATCAATCGTACTGGAGAGGTAACGGAGTCTATTGCCAATAATATGGTAGAGACTCATAAACTCATTAAGTTTGAGAAAGAGTGGTTATCAGATAAATCTGACGAGAGGGTAGAGAAGGTAGTAGGGGAAGAAGCTACAGAGAAGAAAGGATTTAAGAAGTGGTTATCCAATTGGACAAAGATGTTCAGGAGGAAGAAGAGAGATCAAGCAGAGAAGTTAGCAGAGAAAGGTATAGAGGATGGTCATAAGGAGAATGAAGGATTAAAGGAAAAGGCAGGTAAGAAAGCATTAGGTTTCTTTGGTAGACTAGCAAAGATGCTTGGACCATTGTTCAATTACTTCATGCTGTATGGTGCCTTTGACTGGTTATCTAAAAATTCAGAGAAAGCAAAGAAAGTCTTTCAGGTAATCTTTGGGATAGGTAAGTTTGCATTCCAACTAGCAGGTTTTGGAGTAGGTGCCTTATTTGGTGGTCTTAGTAATATGTTCGGTAACTTCAAGGAGGGACCGATAAAGAGAGGTTTTAGATTCTTATTTGGATTCCTTAGTTTCGTAGGTGGGTTTGGGGTTCTTAGGTATCTACTTAACCCTATGAAGATCTTCACTGATGGTAGGAAGATCAAGAAGATATTTGGTGACCAGACCAATAGAGAGGTAGAGGCAAAGAACTATGAGATGTGGAGGAAGACAGGATATAGAGATAAAGAGACTGGTAAGATCTATACTAAGAAAGAATATGAGGCACAGAAGAAGTCTGTTGCTAAACAGCAGAAGAAGTTACAGAAACAGGGTAGGCATGAAGACGCAAGGAAACTTGGTGGTGCACATAGAAAGAGGGTAGGAGCCACTCACTTACAGAAGGGTAAGAATATTGGTGGTAAGTTGATGCAACCTGGCATGCAGAAGGGTATTGCTGCTGTTGGTGGTATCACTCGTGCTTTCGCAGGTATTTCTCAGGGTGAGGATGCGACTCAGGCAATAGGTGCAGGTATGGGTCAGGCAGCAGGAGGAATGGTTGGTGCTGCATTATTAACACCATTCTTAGGACCATTTGGACCTATAGTTGGTAATGCTATAGGTGGATTTCTAGGAGAGTGGATAGGTAAGACATTCCTACCAGTAATTAAACCAATATTTGGACCTATTAAAGATACCTTTGTGATGTTTAAGGATCTTGTATTTGGTGTATTTAAAGATTTAGGTATAGGTGATTTCTTAAGTACCTTATTCAAATTCATAGGTGGATTGGGTGGTCTCTTAATGAAGGGATTGAAACCACTACTGTCCTTCATTGGGTTTATATTGGGTGGTGCTATTAAGATTATAGGAGGCATACTCAAGTTTATTATAAGTGCTGCTAAGAATATATTTGCATTCATGGTTAATCCTATAGGATTTGCATGGAAAGTTATAAGAGGTAAGGATCCTGGTAAGGATGTAAAACTTGAGGAAGTAGACAGTAAGGCAGAGGGTGGTGTTGTTAATAATGTAAGAATCACACCTCAGAGTTTCATACAACCAACACCACAACCCATGCTATTGGGTGGAATATTTGGTGGTGGTCAGAAGACTGCTAGGAATAGAAGGAGGAAAAAGAGTCCATTCCCTAGAGGATGGAAACCAGTATTTGAAATATTAGATGAGACACATATTCCAGGTACTCTTAGAAGTATAGAATATAATATAATCAACATGCCTAAAGGGTATGATGGTTCTGGTGAGAAAATCTTTAGTGGTGATACTTACCAACAATTCTCTGCTATGGACATACTCCATAACAAGCATAAGAAGAAGGCAGATCCTACAGAGGATAAATCAAGTGTAAAACTAGAGCAGAAGAAAAACGAGAAAAAAGGTCGTGGTTTTAAAGGTATATTAGGTGGTATCGCTGATACTATGACTGGTGGTATATTTGATTTTGATGGAAGAGGTAATAATTGGATGCAAAATCTACAACAGTTACCATTCAAGATGGCAATGATGGGTGCTAAGGGTCTTGGTAAAGGTATGTGGAATATTGCTAAGGGTCTTGGTATGGGTGTTGGTGCTATTGGTAAGGGTATATGGAATGCACCTGGTAATATTGCTAGAGGTATTGGATCTGCTGGTGCTGCTGTTGGTAAGGGTATATGGAATGTTGGTAAGACTATTGTTAATCCTATTGGTGCATTAGCAGGAGGTATAAAGGGGTTATTTGGTAAGAAGAAACCTGAACCCAAATATGTATCAACAGCAAAGCCACCAGAACCTAGGGAAACATGGTCAGCGATGTCTATTGATAAGATGAGAGACTTATCTGAGAAGAGAACAGAGCACCTAGCACAATTCCAATATAAAGCACAAAGGGATAAGGATAGTGAGAAGTTTATGCCTACTCCTAGGACAATGATACGAACAATCAGACAACCAGTAATAAATAACAGTGGTAACACTCCAGTGCCTATATACGCACCAACTTCACCAATGTTTACTTGTTAATAGATGGCACCGACAGTAAAAGTATCTAAGCCCTCAATGTATAAGATGATCTCTTATAAGGGTGTTTCTGGTGCCCAGTCAAGTTATACTCCTCTCACTGCTGCTACTAGATTAGGTAAGGTTGAGAAAAGTTTTGGTGTTGGTATGACTACCACCATTGCTGGTATTAATTCACTTGGACAGACTCTTAATAGTATTGCTAGGAACACTCAGTTTACATTAGAAAGTTGGAAGTCTAATATAAAATCACAGATAAAGGATAATAAGGTATTAGTAAAGAAAGAGAAGATAGCAGATAAAGCTAAATTTACCAGAACAAAGAAGAAAGATAAGGAAGAGAAGGATAGAAGAAAGAAATCTGAGAGAGATGAGGCAGAGAATAAGACTGAGAAGGATCCATTACTCAGGAGGATAGGTACTGCATTTGCTGAGAAGACTAAAGCAGTAGGTAAGGGTCTCTTTGGTACTATACTAAGTTTATTTGGTAATCTTATAGGCACATTCATAACCTATAAGATATTTGATTGGATATCAAATAACCCTAAGAAAGTTACTGCCTTCTTTAAGGTTATAGAGGGGATTGGTAAGTTTGTATTTAATATCGTAGGGTTCCTGTCGGGTAATATGCTGGACGGACTCGCTAACTTCTTCGAGAATCCCATAAGTCTTAAAGGTTTCTTTGGTGTATTCCAGTTTCTGCTGGGTGCGACACCTCTATTTGCAGCATTTGCATTCCTGAAGAATCCTCAGAAAGGGATTGAGATGCTTGGTGGTATCATTAGTAAACTGGGTAATGGACTGAAGAGTCTCTTTGGGTTTGGTAGTAAGGAAGATAAGTTAAAACAATTTAAACTTAAGAAAGCCACTGGACATAGGTTTGGGAAGGTTGGTAACTTTATGTCTTCAGGTCTGGGTAAGGGATTACTAGCTGCTGGAGCAGGTGCTGCTGCATTTGGAACAGTTAAAGCTGCTGGTGGTAGTACTTCTGAAGCTGGTGGTGCTGCTGTAGGTGCTGGTGCTGGTCAAGCCGCTGGAGCAGCATTAGGTAACATGACTGGAATTCCTGGTGCTGGAGCACTGGGTGGTATGATCGGTGGTATGGCAGGTGGTACTGTAGGTAAGGCAGTTGGTGGATTGATAGAACCATTGACTAAACCTATAGGTGAATTCTTCAAGATGATTGGTGACACCTTTGGTAGTGTGATTAATGAGATTAAGAAACCAATGGAGGAATTCTTCACTGTATTAGGTGAAGTAATGGGTGGTATAGTTGATGCTGTCAAACCTCACATGCCTATTATCACTAAGATAATTAGCACAGGTATTAAGGTACTATTCTGGCCCTTATTCTTAGGTATGAAAGCATTAACTGCGGTACTTAAGTTATTCACTGGTGGTGGAGAGAAGAAGGAAGATAAGGGAGACTCAGGATTAAAATCTGGTCAAAGCACTGGTCTGGGTAAGTCACAACCTAAAAATACAAAAACTATATCGTACTCAGAAAAATACACAAAGATAGGTGGTGAGAGGTATATACCTGGACAAACTCTTTCAGAGAGGCAAAGAGCTGCTATCTGGATGAAGTTGGCGATGGGAAATAAACCCCCATTGGCTGAAGGTGTAGTAAAAGATTACTGGGATTCTGGTGGTCCTCTAAAACCAAAAGAACAACAAAAGACTGATAGTAAAGGTAAACCTCAGGTAATAGAGGGGAAGGAAAGTAAGAATGAATTTGATTTTGCTAAGGGTGGTTTGTTCAAGTCTGGTGGATGGATACAAGGTCCACAGTCAGGTTATCCTGTATCATTAGATGGTGGTAGAAGTACTTCATTCATAGGTCATGGTACAGAGTGGGTTGGAGCTAAGAAGATGGCATCAGGTGGTGCATATGTAGTACCATTTGATACTCCTGCTACTAGACAGAGACCTGGATTAACTAAGACACGCCTAGGAGAAGCGAAGAGACAAGGTTATTCATTACCACAGGCATATGACCAGAGACTACAACCATATGCATGGGGTGGTGGATGGAAGAAGAAAGATAAGGGTAAGAAGACTTGGGAAGAATATAAGAACTCACGTAGATATCAGAATAGACAAGCAAATATTTCAAGTAGCAGTAAGGTTAATGCTAACTTTGATATGAACACAGGTAAGGGATATATCAATGGAAAAGAAGTTTCAATGGATGAATATGTAGCATTCCAAAACATGTCAAGCCGTGAGAAGTTGGGACAGTATGGTGGCATGGATGCCAAGTTTGATCCTTCACCTAGTAGTACACCTGAAAGACTTGATGCACCTAAACCTTCTATTAAGGATAGATTCTTAGGTGGTCTTGGACGTGGTTTTAATGCATTACCACAGGTCAGGGCAGCAAAATGGTTAGGTGGTAAGGCAATGGGTCTTGCTGGTGGTATTAAGGATAAACTTACTCAGGTTGATGAGAAAGGTAAACCAGCAGGTATGGCAAGATGGTTAGCAGGTGCCTTAGATACAGCAACTGGTAATGCATTTGATTTTGATAAGCGTGGTAATATGCTTGATGGTGCTAAGAACATCAAGGATCGTTTGATGGGAGATAGACTGGAGGAAGCAAAGCAGAGAGAGAATACAGAGAAATTTAAGCAATTACAGGAGGCATTAGATGGTCCTCAGGTAGTTGCTATGGAAGAACAGGCAGCTCCTATTATGGGATCAAATACTGGTGAAGATGTACCTTTTGTTATACCTAGTGACCATGAGTTAGATGCTGACAAATTCATAAAACCTAAGTATGGATTGTTACCTGAGTTTATGACAGATCCTGTGGAGTTTATGTAAATGGCATTACCTGAAGTATTACAACAATTTCATAATAGTCTCACAGAGATTACATATGGTCCTGGGGAGGAAGTCTATGAAGACCCCAGAAAGTTTGAGTTAAAGAAATTAGAGATGGAGATGGTCAGTGGAGATAAACTGGACATCGGAAATCTAGTAATGGATTTTGAGTATCATGAGTCTATAGAGTCATCCTTTTTAAGGTGCGACTTCAGTATATTTGATGCTGTAGACTTTAATAAGAATCTACTTGGTGGTGAGTATATTGATGTTGAGTTAGTTACTGCTGCTGCAATGAAGGAGGAGACTCTTAAGTTTAAGATGCAAGTCTTTAAGATTGGTAGTATCGTTAAGAGTGAGAGAGGACAGATGTATATCTTACACTGTGTATCTCCTGAGATGTATGTTGATGAGATGAATAAGGTATTCAAAGGATTTGGACCTGGTGATGGTGCTGTAGATAATGATTGTATACCAAAATATATCTGTGAGACCTATCTTAAGGCAAAGGGTGGTGATAAGATAAAGGCAAAGAATTTTGAGAATCATTCCAAATATACATTCTTAGCATGTAGTTGGAAACCTAGTGATGCTATTCATTTCCTATCAGATAAGGTCAGTAGAATTACTAAGAGTAAGGGATCTAATAAGCAGTCTGGTTTCTTATTCTGGGAGAATAGGAATGGATTTAACTTTAGATCTATAGATGGTATATGTCAGGGACATGCACATAGAGAGAATGTATACACCTATACTTACGTCCAGAAATCACAGGAGGGTATGGGTACACTTGGTAGGTATGCTATAGAGAGTATTAAGTATCCTGATAAAGCAAATCATCTATCTAACATGAGGATGGGTACCTATAAGACTGCTGCTATTGGTATATCATTAGCAACTCAGAGGGATAGTTTCGTACCTGTATCTGGTAAGAAGGAGGATGCTGAGACTGATACTGCAACCGCACAAGGAGGTAGTGGGATGTCACCAGCACCAGGTGGTACTGTAAATCCACCGAGGATATTAACATTTGGTGGTATATTTGGAAAGGCAGATACCTTAGAGGAGATGCCACCATATAAGATACCTGACTTCTTTGATATTGATAAGACACAACCAACTAGGATGAAGATAAGATGTCTGCCTGGTTTAAAGAATCAAACTAGTACTGCTAACCCTAATAATGGTACAAATCCTGATATCGACACAATGGCAGTTGCACAATATGCAGCAGCGAGGTATAATTTACTTAAGTCAATTCAACTGATTTTAGAGGTACCAGGTAACTCTGCTCTAACTGCTGGTAATTTAATTAATATTATTATACCTGCATCTATAGAAGAGGGTGAGAATCTTAAGGTAGACCAGAGGTTTAGTGGTAAATATGTTATCGCTGGATTAACTCACATATACAAGAGAGAAGGTCTCACTTCAAGGTTATATCTTGTCAGGGACTCGGTACCTAAGACAGTAGACTAATAAATAACTATACACTCTACAGAGATAAACATGACAACTATAGAGCAACACATAAAGCATGATCAGGATCTAGTAGATGATCCACTAACAAATCCTGCTGCTCGTCGTCACTTTAAAGAAGAATTACACGACCTTATTGAGTATGCTGACCACCATAAGGCAGAGATCCAAGCAGGTGATCACCATGATCCAAATTGCTTAGAACTATTCTGCGATCAGAATCCAGACGAGCCTGAGTGCTTAGTCTATGACGACTAAAAGATTGACGAAAGAGGAGATAGGTTACAAGACCACTGATAAACTTCGCAAGATGTGGCTCCTCAATCCTCATGACCATCACATGTTATATGTGAGAGAGGATGGTTCCTTCTATGGATTCACTCATATGAAAGGAGAGGATCCAGAAGAATGGTTCTGGGAAGCACATGGTATACAGATGGAATTGTTTCCACCAGAACCACCTAAACCTCATAAGTTTACACAAGAGCAACTTGACCGTGCTCCACATCATAATATACTAGAGAAATATTATGGTAAGGATCATAAGTTTACAGAGAATAAAGACTTAGAGGATCATTACTAATGCATCCTAACGGTTATACACAAGAGATGATCAAGGAGATACTAGGCACTGCTTGGTTGGATAAAGATAATATGCCTGAGACTGGTAATCAGATCAGAAGAAGAAAGGGACAAGAGATGAGAGCAGGGACAAGACCGTATCCCAAGTATCCATCAAAGGAGTCTAGGATAGCAGACACTTCAGGTATGTTTGATGATGAAGGAGGATACATATATCCAGAGGGGTCAGGATTTAATTGGATGAAGAAAGTAGATCCTGATTCTACAGGATATCTCCCAGGTGGTAAAGTATCGTGAATTTTAATGATGTGGTTGGACACTATAGGAATCAGAGGCAAGCATACTCTAATCCAGCAGCGTGGCCTCAGATTGATATAAGAATAACAGAACCTCAGTATGGAGTACTAGAGGTGAAGTCTTGGTACAAGTATAAGGGAGAAGATAAACCATATAACCTAATTCAATATCAGTGGGAGGTGGTGGATGAAAACATCATCTATAGTAAAAATAGGAATCTTATTACTGGTGACCCTACTTGTAACTTCATCTGGCACTGGGATGGTGAATGGTGGAGTGGGAATACTGATGGAGAATGTATTCAAGGACCATCACGATTAGTATCAAAGATAAGATTTAAAAAGAATGACTATCGTGCTATAGATACTGGGTATGATGTAGAGACTGGAGCATTTCGTTGGGGTAAACCTGAGGAGGATGGTGAATTTCTCTTTGTTCGGCTTGATAAATAAAAGAAAACTATATTACAATGGCACAGCGTACTGATTATCTCGGAAGGGATGGATATACATGGTGGGTAGGAGAGGTCGAGGACATCGAAGACCCCTCAGAGATCGGACGTGTTAAGGTGCGTATACTTGGTTGGTATACGGGGATGAATGATGAACAGGCGTATCTAAAGGAGATACCTACTTCGATACTCCCGTGGGCAACTGTTCTATTACCATGTGACCAACCACAGACTAAGGCGACAGGTACTACAACAGAATTACAACCAGGAGCATGGGTGTTAGGTTTCTTCCTTGATGGTGAAGAAGCACAGTTACCATGTGTAATGGGGGCATTTAGAGGATTCCAACAGCAGAAGTCAGATGCATTCACTACCATTGCAGACGGTACTATTGCAGAGAAGAAGAAAACTTCTACTGTACAACAGAAATCATTAGCTGGCACACCAGCGAGAGACGGTAACTCATATCCTAAGACAAGTCTTGCACCTGCTGATCCAAAGGCATCTAAACCAGAGGAAGCAAGAGGTGCTGGTGTTAATATTGCTGAAGCAACAATTGAGGGTAACCCAGTAACTAACCCTATTAAACCACCTACTTCTGCACAGGGTATTGCTGATGGTGTTGCTGGTCCTGCTGGTGGTGGGTTTGAGAAAGATATGAAGAGGATGTTGACTGAGTTAGGTCAGATGTCAGCATCTATGTCCTCTGGACCTGGTGGGTTTGTATCTGTCATCACAGGTAATCCAATGATGGGAGACAAGGTAAGAGAGCACCTTGGTAAGACAATGAACTTCCTATCCAGTGGTATAGCAGGTATCCTTGCACCTCTTAAAGAGATGTTAGCGAAGTTAATCGCTGAGGTTGTAGCGATGCTTGTTAAGATCATATCTCAGTTTGTACCAGTTATAGTGGTGCAGATGTTAATGGCATTCCTAGAGCAGATCTTCGCTCTATTCTGTGCTAAGACACCAATGTGGATCGGACTGGTGCGAGGGGCACTGAGTGACACGGCAAACTTTGCTAACCAAATGGCGAGCCTTGCGGTAGATAAGATAGCTACGTCTGCTATTGGTGGTAAGATTGATTCTGCTGTTAAAGGTCTAAGCAACCGTATCCTAGAGGGTATCACTAACGCAATGAATCGTGTAAGAGACGTTGCTGGTGATGTGATGTCTGCTGTTAGTGCTGCTAAAGGTATGGCAGGAGCAGCTAAGTTGGGTGAGACTGTCAGTATGATCATGGAGTTTGACTTCACCTCATTGGATTGGGGTAGTCTTATTCAGATCCTTATGGCAATCTTGGGTGCATTATTCAAGAAGAGTTGTGGAAGGAAGATAAAGAGACCGAAGTCTAAGTCGTGGTTCCCTCTGTTAGGTACCACTGAGTGTGATGATATAGAAGATGCTGTTAAAGGCACACCATATGATAATGTAGATCAATTCTATCAAGGTACTAGTAGTGTCATTAACATGGCAACCTCTACAGATCAGGGTAGTTACATTGATAAGATGTTTACTGGTATTGATCCATACTTAATGCAGACATATAGTGCATTGAATGGTACAAGAATTATAGATGATGCAACGCCAGGTATAGAGAAGAGAATGAATACTGGACCTGGTGGTGTCAGTATATTTGAAGATAAGTTTGGTAATAGACATAGTAATGTCCCAAGTAATGATACTGCTATTGTTGCTGGTGATAAGTGTCAGACTATTAAGGGTAACTATGCCCTAACAGTAGAGGGTGACTTCTATCTTAAAGTTATGGGCAACATGCACCAAGAGGTAGAGGGATCATGGAATGGACACTATTCTCAAGGACCACAGGCAGAGGCAGAAGGATCATCCAAGACACCTGACAACACTACCACTGGTGGATCCATGCAGAATGTCGATACTAATGTAAATGCTGGAAGACTATCAGCAGAGGTGCAGAATCAGATACAGAACTCTGAGTTAGCACTGAAGAAAGATCTAGAGACTCTAAATGTAGGTGGTTTCTATCCAACAGGTAAGATACCATATCCTAAGGGTGCTGATACATGGGGTAGGACACAGCATGGTCCTCAACTATCTGGTAGTTTATCAGATGATACAGAGCAGAAGTCATCAGCAAGATTCGAGGGAGATCGTGATGTCTCTATCACTGGTGAGTATAAGTTCCAAGCAGCGAAGATGAGTCTTGCTGCTATTGAATCAATGCAGATCAACTCACAGAATACTAAGATTGAAGGTAATACTATTGAGTTGATGGCAGATGGAGAGATAATTCAACAGGCAAACTGGATCACTTCTTTCTTGAATGCAGGTAGGTTTGAGTTTATTGCTCTATTCAACCCAATGGCTGCATCCTTGACAGGACAGTTTTCTATAGTCAAGGGATCTATCGTAGATATTACATCAGACCAACCGTTCCCAGGCATGGCACCACCAACACAGATTAGAATATCGGTTGGTACTACAATGCCTAGTAGTTTCGCTGACATCATGGTAGGAACTCAGAACGCATTCCATGCTACATTCGTTGCGTGTCCTACTGGTGTGATCGCTGAGTTTGTCCCATCAGGTGCTATTATTAACCAATGTAACGCTGGTTTAGGAGCATACGTGGTCAACACTGGTTACCTAGCAGCAGGTTGTGCTATGGGACCAACACAGATCTTTGGCTTGCCAGTTCTGCTGAACTAGTGTATACTATACCCAGTGACCCATCCAACATGGCAGAGATAACAGGTGACACAGACACATACCTAGAGCATATCTGGGTTGATGTGAGCAAAAGACAAGTTAAGATCATGGACAATGAAGGTTATGATGAGATAGTGACGTGGGAGTTTAGTGAAGATGGTGTTGATGGGTTCACTGAAACACTACAACACTTCAAGAGACTAGTACCCGATGACATGATTACATACCTATGAATATAATTTCATTAACTCACGAAGAGTTTACAGAGAATGTAGAGTTTGCTTTTAAACTAGCATCAAAAGGACATTCATTAAAAATTAAGACTAAAGACAATATTGTATTGTTAGTTACAGCAGTTGCATCTGAGGTTAATGACCCAGAAAATCCTGAGCTAAATATTCCAACACCCGATGAGTTTGTGCCAGATCCAGTGGCAACACAAAATTATGTGACACAAGCAATGGGGGAAATGACGCAAGGGTTCTAACATGAAAGGACGTATCACACGCAGTTATTGCTACCTAGATGGCAATGTAGTTGATATGTGGTACATTCAAGGCATACCTTTTACGTTTGAGGAATTACCTCAACCAATGCAAGAGGTAGAAGATGTTGAGCAAGAGGCAGCAGATGCCACTGGATATGACATGCAAGATATGATGAGATGGTCTGAGTATCTAATAGCAGAGCAATGCCATCCTCTACTGTTTACAGTAGAAGAATTTATAGAAAATTATGAGGAAGTTCCTGAATGAAGATTTTTTTAGATACTGCTGATGTCCCAACTATTCTCGAACGTTTCGAGACTGGGTTGATCGACGGTGTGACAACTAATCCATCCCTTATTAAGAAGAGTGGTAGAGATCCAGAGGATGTCTATCGTGAATTAGCTATGGCAGGTATACCTGACATTAGTATGGAAGTAGTGGAGGATATGATAGGAGAAGGTAGAAGACTCTCTGGTGAGTTTCCCCACGTGTGTACAGTTAAGGTGCCATGCACACCAGAAGGACTAAAAGCATGTAAAGTATTATCAGACGATGGAGTTAGAGTAAATGTTACGCTTATTTTTAATGCAGCTCAGGCTATCCTTGCTTCAAAGGCAGGTGCTACGTACGTCAGTCCTTTTATTGGGCGGTTGGACGATAATAGCGTTGCTGGGTTGGAGGTTATCCGATCAATAAGTGAAGTATATAGAGTGCAACAGGTAAAGACACAGATACTTGCTGCATCTATTCGTGACGTATATAAAGTTAGTAGATCATTCTGGAATGGTGCACATATAGTTACCATGCCACCTAAAATCTTTGATGGAATGTATAACCACATTCTTACAGATAAAGGACTAGAGATATTTGATAAGGATTATCAAGAAACTATATCTAAAGTAACCAAATCCGCTTATCAACCACCTAGTAATATTACTGCCAGAGTTGGGGGTGATCTGGATGCTTTCTGACGAAGGAGTTGAACTTATAAGACAATATTATCCCATACCAGATGTGACATGGGAGGATGTGATTGAGAAGATAGATGAGGATGTATTAGATGGTCAGTGGGGCTATTCTAATGAAAAACATGCTGATAAAATCCTTCCAGTCATAGTAGGTACTGGCCGATATGTGCCTGATAGTATACTACCGATATGGGAAGCAGTTGTAGAGGATGTAGGTATGAATTGTATGCATACCTATATTGGTTTTTCCAAGTTTTCTGCAACGTTAGGCCGACATAATGATGATATGGATGTCTTCATTGTACAAGCAATAGGAGAAACATCATATAAGTTTGATTCTGGATTATGTCATACATTAAAACCAGGTGATGCTATATTCATACCAGCGTATGTATATCACCACCCTTTTAGTCATGGACCTAGAGTTTCGCTGAGTTTTTCAAATGACGGAAGAAATTGAATGGAGTATAGAATCGCTTCGTAAAGCAATAGTTGACAGTGCGTCAGACTATGATAGAATAGTGAAAAATATGAAGGAAAATGAGTCTGAGAACAGAGAAGAGGAGAGCACAGGTCAAGAGTAGATTTTATTACCTATTCTGGGGCATTGCTACATTTTCAGTTGTAGCAGGTCAAATATATGTTGGTAGTGGTTACCGAGGTTATGCTAAATCACTTAATAGACTATTTGATACCATTGAAGTCCAAGTAAATGCACCAAGATTTTATTGAACAATATCCTGATCTATTAAGCCAAGAAGCCTGTGATGGTATTATTGAGCGAATGGATCATATTATTGATCATAGTATATCACCATATAAGACGAAGAATAATACAGCAGACAGTAGAGTTGATGCTGCTTGTTTTGCTGAACATGACTACCCAGAAGCACATGATTTAGTTAATATTGCTGTGGGTAAAGCAATTGAACAATATGTTGAAAAGTATAGTATTATAGACTTTAACAAGCATCGTATTGTGATGCCTTATTCCTCTTGGACAGTTAAATTGCAGAGGACACCTCAAAATGGTGGGTATCATAAATGGCATGTTGAGAATAGTGGTCATTATAAGGATAACAATCGTATTCTTGCTTGGACACTATACTTAAGCACACATGAAGGAGAGGCAGAGACTGAGTTTTTGATGCAAGGTAAGAGGATATATCCTGTTGCTGGTACCGTAGCAATATGGCCAGCATGCTGGACACATGTCCATAGGGGTAATCCACCTTACAGTAAAAACAAATATATTGCTACTGGATGGTTTGCAACTAATGGTCAGGACTAGGCATAAATTTTTATTAATGTATCAGCGAATACGGACCCAAATCTTATAAATAGTAGCGAAGTTAGGGAAGCACAAGATGCACTGAAAACTCTATACATTATGAGATCTTTAATTTTACAGGAGTAACATGCACAATATTAAATCACAAAATCAATTAGCTGAGTGGGAGCACTTAAAATCAGA